GGAGCAGGATCATCTGTCCAAGTTACATCCATACTTTTCTTATAGTCTGTTGACCATCTCATCCAGTTAGAGGGGTGTCGTATTTTATTATCATCGACCCAACTTCTTCCTGCTGATATAGTTCTCGATTTATATTTCCAAACCATTTTTATCTCCTATCTAGCGTTTGCGTACTTAAAAGGCATCTCAGCAAATGCCATGTAGATGTAATTACCCCCTGATGCGTTTTGGTTTGTATTTGACACCCTTGCTTTAAAGCCATTACTTAAAAAATCTGCTCTGTCACCTGCAGTATTTTCAGCATCTGTAAGGTCAGCGAACAAATACCGTGAAAGTACATTATTTACATCTCTTTTGTTGTCTGCTATAAACCAACTAGCAGTACTATCAGTTCTTTTAAACATAACCCAAGCAGGACGAAAACCAGTATAGACAAACGGCCCATCTGCATCTCCGTTTCCAGTATATTCTCCAAACTTTGAATAGCCTTCAACATTTGAAAAACAAAACGCAATATATTCATGTGTATTTGTATTTGTTCCAGATGACGTATTTACTGTGAATACGCTACTTGTGGGTTCTGTGTCATTCATCATACTACTTGATGTTCCTGCCGCATTAGCTAAATCAAAATAAATAGATTTTCCTGCTCCCATATTTGGCGAATCCACATATATTGACCAGTTACCATAAGCCGCAACAGTCCGTCTTTTAATCCAGATTGTGTTTGGTTTTACGCCTAAACCATGACCAATAGTAGTTGCTGAACCAGTACCAGTATAGGTCACAATACTAAATCCTGCCGTTGTGTTTACTGATACTGTTGATGTTGTTGAACCATCTGAATTGCTTGCTGATGCGTTTCCTGCTAACCAATTCCACGCAACATACTTCTCATTTAGGTCGTTGGTTTCACCACCACTTCCATGAACGGTAAAACCATCACTGTCTAATGAAATTAAAGAATTAGCAGTTCCAGCAGTGTCACCAGTAGTGGCATTTGATTTAAGATATTTTGAACCACTTGCTCCTGCTGAATATGGGCCACCATACGTTAAAGCATTATATAGTCTGTGGTTTACAGCATAGTCACGATTTTTTAACCATACCAAATCTGGTTGAAAGCCAACACCAGTAATTGCATTTGTTGAATCATCACCAGTATATAACACTGTATTAAAATAGTCTGATGGTTGTTTTCCATTCAGTGGACTTATTGTTGGTTCTGGCAAATTTGCTGTGCATAATGCGAGGAAGCCAGATGGAGGCGAATAATAAAAATCACCCCTACCATTTTGGTCTGCGTTATTCTGTGCTGTTTTTGCTCCTGCGAAAGATGAGTCTTGACCAAAATTAGCTACGGAAGCACTATCATATAAAACTGCGGCTGGTGAGTAACAACCAGATATAGAACTGTACGCTTCTCCTTGACTTGAATTGTTTTTGTAAAAAGTAAGTGTTCCATTATCCATATCCAACGCAACTCCTACTATATCACCATCTGCATAACTTGCTCCATACGAAACATAACTTGTATTGTAGTATTTGTTGCCATTGAATGCGTTATAACCATAACTGTTTGTATTACTTCCTAAAAAATTGGTAAAGTCAGTAAACTTATCCAACGCAATTCCTACCTGTTCATAATTAGCACCACCACCTCTTTTAGAAAGAATTTCCCAGTACCACTTACCAGTTTCAACACCAAATGTTGCAGTAATTGATTTCCAACTTGAGGCAGAATTTGAGTGAGCCAAACTTCCTTCAGTTAAATCCATTGCTGAATTGGCTAATTCATTCCATGTACAAAAATTATTTGTAGGTGAGTCCAGTATATTTGAATCTGTTGATGCAAATCCTGATGTTGTATAATGATTATTATTTCCAGAACTGTCTGCTCCAATCGTTGATGCTGATGCTGTGCCAGTTCCAGTTTGGTCAAACTTTAAATAAAAACCATTTGTGCCATACGACCCAGTATAGGCTTTTGGAACCCAGACCCCTTCCTTTGTTTCACCAAAAGCACTGGGATCATTCGAAACCCCATCTGTGAAATTTACCTCTGCCATGTATCCATCGAAAAAATTAGGACTAGCAACATTAATACTACCTACGTCATGTCGATATGTTGCATTAAAAGGTGTATCCGCATCTTCAGATGGATTATTAGTAGTTGAAAAAGATGTTTCTTGCACACCATTAACATAAATTTTTATTCTATCATTTGCAGTAGATTGCGTTGTATCCACTCGCAACACGATATGATACCATGAACCATAGTCACGGAAAACCCTATTTGTTACTCTATAACTTGTTGACCAGCCTTGATATTTAAGGTTATGTCCTTCAAACCAAAGTAATGCGTAATTCGCGTCACTACCTGATGACCCACTATAAACACCAAAAAGATAGTCATTACTTTGGTCTATAGGCTTTATCCATGCACTAAATGTCCATGTTTTTTGATTTCCTGCTGATGATGGTGTTCTTGATAGGAACGCTGAACCTCCTGCATCAAAACGGCACGACTGCCCTATCTCATAACCATAGAAACCAGTATCACCAAAAAAGTATTGAGATGAACCAAATATTCCTGACATTAACTAAATGCTTTCTGTGGTGTCCCTAATAAAATTCTTGATGCCGCGGCTACGACATAAGGAACAATATCCGTTGCTGATGCCGCACTTGATAACGTCAATCCTGCACCCCCTGCCGTTTCATAATCTCCATGCAATGAAACAGTCCTTCCTCCAGTGCCATCTTGAATAAATACAATAAACCCTGATTGCCCTACTTGTTCATTTGATGCCGTAAGAGATGTAATGTTACCAGTAAGAGTAAGAACAAAATTCTGCTTAGTGCTAAAATCTAAATCTACTGTTCCTGAGTTGCTTGTATCTGTATCTGTGGTTGCTACTGCCGTTCCAGTTACTGTCACCCCATTTGCTGACGTTGCTATTCTTGCTGAATTATTGTGGTAAAGAGTAACAGCCCCATCATCAACAAAGGTTGCCATTGTTTCGCTTGTACCCTCAATGTCAATTTGAGTACCACCAATTTTAAGGCTTCCAGTTCCGTTATCTGTAATGTAGCTATTTGAACCATCATGGTACATTAATAAGTCCTGAGATGCTCCAAACTGTAATCTATCATCTGTTGCACCACCACTATCACCAAACTGAACTAATTGACCATTAACATCTAATGTGCCACCAAGTTGAGGCGTTGTATCCAAAACTACATCAAGATTTGTTGGCACTCCAGTATCAGCCGTTTGGTTTAACGTCCACAAGCTAATCCATGCGTCATCATCTTCGTTGCGTACTTTTATTATGTTATTAGCCGTATCATACCAAATCATGTTAGCGGCTGTTGTTGATGGAGCAGTCGCTTTACTGTTTTGGGTTAGTATTGCTTGAAGAACTAGATTTATATCTGCCCTTGTTGCAGGAAAAGCCTGATTTGCTATTACATAGTCATGTTCTGCCATTTTTTACTCCTTTTAAGCCGCTACTTCACCATATCCTTGTGCCACATAATCAAATGTCCTATTTACATCCGTTCCACTTGAATTTTTAAACGTAATTGTAAATCCACTAACTGATTTGCTCGTTATAACATAGAAGTCACCTGTGGACAAGTTTTGTGCTGAGATACCTATACCCCCTAATTGCTTAAAGGCAGGACTAAATGTTATCGCTTTTGACCCTGCTCCACTTGCCACATCACCCTCTGAAACAACCCTATCAGCCATATCAATTTTTACAGAAAGGGCTGATACCTCTGGTGTGGATTGTGTATCTGTCGTTGTTAATACTGCTTTAAATTTTAATCCCCTTGCTTTAAAATCACCTGCTACAAATTTTCTAAATGCTGTGTATGTTGGACTTCCACTTGGGTCACCTTCTGTTGTTGCTACATAAACCTCAACATTTGTATCATCAAATGCCTGTTCATCTCCATCAAAAAGTCCTTCTCTATCGTTAAAATTTCCAGACGCTGAATCAAAGAGGTTCACATAATCCGTTCTTAGATTTGTAACACTTGCAACGACCCTACTTGTGTAAACAGCAGTTAAATCAACAACTGCATTAAATTCATACGTTCCACTTGTCACGATTGTTCCTGCACCCCCATCAAACAACCCTGCGGCATCATCAAAGTCCCCTGACGCATCATCAAAATTTCCACTGGTATTTAAAACTAGGTTGCCTTCTGAATTAACAGCACAATTTGTTTTTGACCCTGCAAATGATGGGTTTTGTGTTGATGTAACAACTGCATTATAGCCTTTTATTTCCTCAATAATAGCTACTGAACTTGTTGCGTTTTGTGACGCTAACTCTGATTTATCTACTGACTTAATAAAATATGTTCCAGTTAATGCAGGAACAACAACTGAATTTGCAGGGCGTGACACTTTATCAACCAAAGTTGTGGCATTAGAATAGGTATTTTCTGCACCACTTGTTCTTGAATTATGACGAATAACATAATGTGACAAATCAAGGTCTGATACTGGAGTCCAACTTAAATGGGCTTCCGTTCCTATAATATTAACATTGAAATTCGTAACATCAGCAGGAAGTGCTGTCTGCCCTACAATTTGATGACTTACTGTTGTAAACGCACCCCTAACACCAATAGATGAAACCATTCTCGCCCTTACATCATAGGTAACTCCGTCTTTAACATCTCTTAATTCAAATATCTCACTATTTGAAACTCCAAGACTTATATATTCTGAATCCGTTGATATTTTAGCTTGCACCTCAAATTGATTGGCATAAACAGATGATGATGTTGGCTTTGCTATCAAAACAGAAATTAAATTTTCAGCGTTTATTTGCAGTTCATCAGATACCTCTAAACCAACGGCAGGAAGGTTAAATGGGTCTGGAAGGTTTGTGTTATCATTTGCAAATGCTTTCTCCTCTGCACTCCAATCGTAAACACTTGATGCCAATTCCATACAGCCTAATTTTATTATTAACCCATCAACCCCAGAATTTATATTCCAACTTATGACCTCAAATACCTTGCTTGAGAATCCATATTTTGCTGATGTGAAATTAAACGTATCTCCAACTGCCAACTGAAACCCTTTCATATTGACACTAATTTCTAACCCTACTTCTTGCCTTGACCTGTATAGTGCAATCTTTGCCAACCTTTGAGCCATTGGAGCAGATGTTGTAAATGGTAAATCATAAGACGCATAAATACGTTCTCCATCTTCTGTTTCAAATGTTGTTGATGTAATAGGTGGATATTCTGTAGCTACATAATTTGTTTCTGTTGCAGAAAAAACTCCTTTTACAGCATTGAACCTTTCTGCCCTTGACCTTTTTGTTACTACACTCACATCACCTACTAACTCGTCATCTGTAATTGTTACTGATGGAGAAACATATTTAGCTACCTTTAAATCAAATTTTCCGTTTGTATAGGTAACTGTTCCCCCACAACTTGTAAGCAGTTTTGCCAAAGCATCTTTGACTGCCATTGAACTATATATAACCCCATGTGCTTCATATTTTTCTTCTGTACCCCCTGCGGCTAGAGTGACGTTTTCATCACAAATATTAGCGGCAGTTGTTATCGCTGTGTCATTAACCTCTGATGATGATGCCCCCATGCCAAAATCTTCATTTGTTATAAAATCCCTGATTACAAGGGCGGCATTTGGTTTATATGATGTTGAAGCATCTCTGGTATCATAAACCTTTTTTCCTTGAACCAAAGCCGTTATTTCTGGAATACCTGATGTAAAGGCATCTTGGTCATATTCCAATCTTACATATAAATAAGCAATACCTCGTAATCTGTGTGCATTTGTCCAACTGCTAGACGCAGAAACAAGGTTACTGTCTGCCGCTTGTGCATCTGTTCCCAAATGTGTATAAACCTTTGCTTTGCCATTATATCGACTTGGGCTTGTCACATTGTTAGTTGAAATTGTTAACTCCTCACCATCAAAATAAACCTTGCTGATAGCGTTTACTTCATGGGAAGCTAAAAGAATAACCATGTGTAGGTATTGGTCGCTGTCAGTGGCTTCTGCGTGGGCTATGACCCCTCCCACCCTTACTGTTCCATAAATAAGATTTCTGGGGGCTGTTGAGTCTTTAATATTTATTAATCGCCCTTTTGCATCTTGTTCAAAACTTGACCAGTTTGGAGTGTTAGGACTTGCCAATGCAGACATAGCCGCATTTGTGACTGCATACACTGCCACTTTGACCCAAGTTGCTTTGTTAGCTAGAAAAGCAAAGGGAGCAGGGAGTATAGCACTAACCACAGCCAGAAGTATGTTTGCAGGGTCAGTTAATGCTTTAAAGAATCTTTTAAAAAAACTCATTAAGACCTACCTCCACCCCATTCAATTTTTTTATCTCTTAATTTTGCAATATTATTTAATCCTAAATCATCTGGAAACTCTATTTGTTGGTCTTCTTTAGTGAATCTTCTAGTTTTTGACCTTTCCAATGTAACCAAACGGCTTTCTAATTGAACGCTTACAATATGATTTTCTGCTGATTCTGTAATAGTTAATACATCCATATTACCTGAGAATATGGCATATGGGTCTGCGACTACTGCCCTATTGGTATCCAATGCCCCTAAATAAACTGTCCCAGTTCTGCCTTGATAGTCACTACTTAACGCTAGGCTTATTAAATCAGCAGGAATACCTGACATATTTACAGTACAAGTTGTTGCTTTTACTTCATGGGTTTCTTCAATAGGCGTAATATTAAGCATATTTCCAAGCCCAAAATAATCCACCCCACCAAACGTAATGATGCCGTTTCCTACCCACGCATTAACTGGGTCACTTTCAAAATCTAAATTTACTGCAATAAAAGGATTTAGACTTGATGCTATAAATTGATTGTTAAGGGCTGTGGTTAGACCTCTAGCCATTCCTTACCCCTTTTTCTTTTTTTTGACTTTCTTTATTTCTGTTGGAGCAACTACTTTTGTTTCTTGTGCTAAACCTGCTTCGATAAGTTGTCTTGCTATTTTGTCCTGCCACTCCTCACCTGTAGGGAGTTCATCACCTGCATTATATTGTTTTCCTGACCCTATCCCTTGAGGGTTATCTGATACTTTTACTGGTACAATTATTTTTACAGGCATTTCTTGTAAGTCTAAGATTGATGCGCTACCTGGTGCTGATGGCTACCTGGTCGATCTCAAATCGACTATTGATGCGAGCCCACAGCATATGGAAAAAGCCATTTATAATTTTGGTTACCACCGTCAAGCTGGGCATTACCTCTCGCCGTTTGAGACACGCGACCAGTTCTACATGGTGTGTTGTGAGAAGAAACCGCCGTTCGCGGTTTGCGTGTACTTGGTCGGCAATGAGGCTGTGCGCCAAGGTCAGCGGGAGGTGCAAGCATTGCTCCA